CCTTTTTCTTTTTATACAGATTAGTAATTAAATTATTGTATATATATGAAGATTGAAATAAACGTACCTGATTCATTATCAGAAATTACTTTAGAACAGTATCAGAAGTTTGAAAAGCTAAACACTAAAGAAAATGAAGATACTACCTTCTTACTTCAAAAGATGGTACAGATATTTTGCAACCTTGATTTAAAGGACGTAGCAACAATAAAATACAAAAGCGTTCAAGAGATTGTAATGCACTTAAATAAAGTGTTCGATACAAAGCATTCATTAATTCCTACGTTTGATTTAAACGATGTTAAAATGGGTTTTATACCTGTATTAGACGATATGACATTAGGAGAATATATAGACCTTGACGAAAACTTAGGAGATTGGTCAACAATGCACAAAGCAATGAGCGTATTATATAGACCAGTTACATATAGTAAAGGGCATAAATATCAAATAGAAGAATATACAGGAATGGTAAATGCTGAAGCGATGAAACAAGCACCTTTAGATGTAGTGTTTGCTGCGATGGTTTTTTTTTGGAATTTAAGCAGCGAGTTAACACAAACTATCCTGAACTATTTACAGCAGGTAACGGAGAAGGAAATGACTACTCAACAGAAGCAAACTTTGGGACTAAGTGGGGATGGTATCAGTCGGTCTATGGAATCGCTAAAGGCGATGTTACCAAGTTTGATAACGTTACAAAATTAAACGTACACGAATGTTTAATGTATTTAGCATTTGAAAAAGATAAAGTAGAACTAGAAAAACAATTAATAAAACGTAAATGAAAGGTTTTTACAATTTAACGGATAAACTAAAAGATGCTTTAATTGCAGAACCATTTGTAAATACAGTTACGTTTGGTAGTTTAGATGATGTAGATTTGAATAAGCAAACTATATTTCCATTGTCCCATATAACGGTAAACAATACAACAGTAGGAAGTAAAACACTTACATTCAATGTATCGATACTAGCTATGGACATTGTAGATATAAGCAAGGAAGCAACTACTGATATATTCGTAGGAAACGATAACGAACAAGATGTTCTAAATACACAATTAGCATTACTTACTAGAATCATTAACACCTTACAACGTGGAGACCTATATACTGAATTGTACCAAGTACAGGGAGATGTAAACTGCGAACCATTTGTAGATAGATTCGAAAACAAGTTAGCAGGATGGGCAGCTACATTTGATGTAGTAGTACAAAACGATATGACAGTATGCGACTAGAAAAAACAGAAGCAGCATTAGAGGCTTTTAAAAAGTTTGTTATACAACAATCACGTACAAGGTTGTCTAAAACCAATAAGAACGTTTCTAAGGAACTTTATAATAGTTTGAAGGGTAATATAAAGGTTATGCCTAATTCTATCGCCTTAGAGTTTGAAATGGAAGATTACGGTGTATTCCAAGACAAAGGGGTAAGTGGTACAGAAAAGAAGTACAATACACCATTTAGTTATAAATCTAAAATGCCACCTGTTAAACCTTTAGCTGATTGGGCAAAGAACAGAAACATAAGGTTAAGAGATGAGAAAGGAAAGTTTAAAAAAGGAAGTTACAATACAATAGGGTTTTTGATAGCGAGAAGTATATATAGAAAAGGTATTAAACCTTCTTTATTTTTTACTAAACCATTTGAACAAGGTTTTAAAAAGTTACCAGATGAATTAATAAATAGTTTTGGTTTGGATGTAGAAGATTTCCTAGCCTTTACGCTAAAAGAAGATAGATTAAGATGAGTACAAAGATTAACGTAAGAAGTCCGTTTTATTTAAAGTATGGAGAACCTGCTTTACCTGCGGTTGCTCTTGATTGCGCAACAATTAATTTACAAGGATTTGCAGTAGACCAATTCGGTAATGTTACTTTACCAGATTCAGATTATGGTACAATAGCATCTTATACATCTTCAGCAGGAGATTTCACAGATGGTAGGTTTGCCACAGTAGTAAGTGATACAAGTAGAACCGTAACGTTTTCTATAAGCATACCACCAAACTTTAGTAATGCAGGGGATACAACAATAGACTGTAACGCAACTGCAACACAACCTGAATACGTTTGTACAGGAGGTGTAACACTAAACGGAAGTATTCCTAGCCAGTCAATAGATACTAATGGAGATATAGCAACAATAGATTTATCTTCTTACTTTACTCAAGGCGTTTCTCCGATTGCTAATTATACTATTACTAATAATTATCTTGATTTCTTTACGCATAGTATTGATGGAAACACGTTAACAATAATTGGTACAAGTAGAGCAGGTACTAAAAATATGTATGTTGAAGCGAGTGATGCAGATGCATTAACCTGTAATGCTACACAAACAATACAAATTACTACTACTGCACAAGTTACATACGCTTGTACAGATGCTTATATTTCAGGTGGTTCTATTTCACAATCAGGTACAATAACAAATCCTACTGTAAATGGAACTATTACTGCGGTAAAAGATTCAAGTGGGGGTAGTACAATAACAAGTTATCCTGCAAACACAACAGGAAGCGATAGGGATGTAACATTATATTTTGATATAACCGTACCAACTGGGTATTCTAATAGTGGTAGTACAGTAGAATGTTCTAAAACATTTAGCCAACCTACTTCAGCTTTACCAACCTTTACTTGTGATATAGCTTCTTTAACAAATCAAGCAGTATATTCATCAGGTTCAATAGTAAAAGGTATTGCCAACATTGGAACTATTAGCGGATTTACTCCAATTGGATTTGATTCAGTTACTGTTGATACACCAAGAACAGTTGCTTACACAATTACACCACCTGCAAGTGGATATTCTAATAGTGGAGGTTCAGATATTAGTTGTAATGTTACAATGACTCAACCTGCAATAAGACCAACAGCAGGAAATGAATTATGGTACACGGGTGGAGTAGGTATTGACTTTATGACTAAAGCACAATTCCAAGCAGTAGACCCATCTGTTTCACAAATAGATTTAAACTTTAGTACTTACGAAGGTGCATTAGAAGCAAATGGTTTATATGACCCTAAGAAAAGAATTACAGATAAAGCAGTAGTACCATTAAGATTTTCTTCTACAACTCCAGAAAACCTTATTAACACTTACGCATTTCACGATAGAGGCTCACTTGATGCGTCTTTATGGGTGTCAAACAATTATTCTTATTATAATCCAACAGGAGGTTATTATTGGAGAATAACAAAAGTAAGAGAAAGTGGTAGTTATATATCTCCTGCATTTTTACAAACAAGTTACTATATGAAATTAGAACCATCAGGACTTATAACAGAAATTTGGTTTGTTGATTGGTATGCAGCAACCTTTACTAAAATAGCTTAATATGGCACTTAAAACAGTACAATTACAAGTATATATATATGAGGGTACATCAGGCTCTTATACAAACGGTGATTTAAAATACACTTTACAAAACTCTACAATAGGAGATGATAATAATGTAGTATTTGAAATAGCAGAACTTGTTAGAGATTATTTATATTTAACATTCAATGATGATTATTTATCTAAAACCATTTGGGTTACAACGATAGCTACTTTGTTAGATGAAAACAATAATGTATTTAGTTATGGTTCTCCAATCACAAATACATATTTAGCAACAGATGGGTATGGTTATTTTGAAGATGGTGCAAGTCCTGAATTATCAAGAAATGCATTAATGACTGCAAATAGTATTTACTTACCAGAAAACACAGCAGGAAAACTACCAATATACGCAGAGGGTGTAGGTAAGGTTACTATTGATAGCGTAGATACACAAATAACAGACAATAACAATTCAAATCAAAAGATACAGTACGTTACAATACCTGCTAATAGTTCTATTGTACAGGTGTACGATACAGACGATACAACACTACTTAAAACGGTAACAGTTAATATTGTATGTGAACCTAAGTTTACTCCTTATAAAGTAACCTTTGTAAATAAGTATGGAGCGTATCAGGATTTATGGTTCTTTAAAAAAGCAATAGAATCTTTTAACGTTACAGACGAAAAATATAAAAGAAACACCTTATCTAATAACACAGCAACATACGCAAAATATTCAGGTCAAGAAGAAAGGTATAATACAAACGCAACAAAAAGTATTACACTAAATACAGGTTTTATAAATGAAGATAATAACTCTACTATTCAAGAATTGTTTTTATCTGAAAATGTATGGATTAAATATAATGGAGATACATTACCTATAATACCTAAAAGTAAATCACTTACTTTAAAAACAAGTGTAAACGATAAGATATCAAACTACACAATTAATTTTGATTTTGCGTTTAATAAGATAAACAATGTACGTTAATGCTTACACTACAATTATATATAGAAAACAGACAGGTAGATTTATACGATGATGAATCTGTAACTCTTGTACAATCAATTCAAGATGTAAGGGATATTGAAAAAGTATTTACTGACTTTACAAGAACGTTTTCTGTACCTGCTTCTAAAACAAATAATAGGATATTTCAGCATTTTTACAACTATCATATTATAGGATTTGATGCAAGAAAAAAAATAGAAGCAAAACTCTTCTTAAATAATGAATTGTTTAAAGAAGGTAAAATTAAATTAGAAGGTGTAACAAGAAGAAACAATAAAGCGCATACATATAAAGTAACGTTTTATGGTAATGGTGTAAACTTAAAAGATTTATTAGGGGAAGATAAAATAGATACATTATCCCAAATACAAGAATCATTTAACTTTACATATAGTGATGCAAATATTAAAAGCTATTTAGCGGATGGTTTAGATGTTACCGTCAAAGATACGATATATCAAGATGCAATTATATTCCCTTTAATATCTCATACTAAAAGGTTTATTTATGATTCAGGATTTTCAGGTACAAGTGCAAATTCTGATAAGATAAATAACATAGCATACGAAGCAGCAGAATCGGGTAATCACGGTTTAGAGTTATCACAGTTAAAACCTGCTATAAGAGTATATCCTATTATAAAAGCTATTGAAGCTGATTTTAATATTACTTTTAGTGATGACTTTTTTAATGCACAAAACGAATCTTTTTACAACCTGTATTTATGGATGCACAATAAAACAGGAGGTTTATTTGTAGATGATGAAAATGAAACCCCAGTAGGTTCTTTTGAATTAAATGATGCTAATGGTGCAGTATTAGATTTGTATGACAATTACTTTGTTACACCACAAGCAGACCAAACAGGAAAAGAAGCAAGGGCGCAAAGAATATTAGACGTATCTATATATCCAAGTGTTGCAGATGAATTTACTTTTACTATTTATAAAAATGGTAATGTATTTGAACAGTATGCAAACATAAGTAGAGATACAACATCTTTAAGATATGAGATTAGAGATTTAGATATTGATGCAGGTAAATATAACTTTACAATAGAATCTGCAACGCCATCCACTTATGATATTGATTTTTATGTTAAAAGAAAAAAGAACTTAGGAGGTGGGTACAGAGATGTACATTTTAGTGGTACTTCGGAAGTATTATCAGATGTACAAATCAATACAAGCAAGAAGTTACCCAATATTAAGATTATAGACTTTCTTACTTCTTTATTTAAGATGTTTAATTTAACATCATTCCAAAATGATAATGGGATTATAGAAGTTAAAACGTTAGATAATTTTTATAGTGAAAGTAGTAAAATATGGAATATAACAGAAAACTTAGATAAAACAGAATCAACAGTAGATAATGTTTTACCATACAAGCAAGTGGATTTTAGTTATGAGGGTTTAACTAATTTCTTTGCAAAGAATCATAACGAATTATTTAATGCAGAATGGGGAAGTGAATATTATACTGCTACCGATTTAGACAAAATAGAGGGAGAAGTATACACAGTTAAAATACCTTTAGAACATTTTAAATACGAAAGGTTACAAGATGTTGCTAATTCATCTTTTGAAGATTTGTTATGGGGATGGAGTGCGGATATAAAACAAGAGGCTACATTAGGAAAACCCCTTTTGTTTTACCCTATTAACCAAACAAAAACAATAGGTGTTATAAATAGTGATGGTAGCGTAGATTCACAAGCAAAAGTTTACATACCAAGTAATTCAGTTAGATTAACAGATTCTAAAACATTAAACTTTAGTGCAGAACCTAACGAGTTTTTAGGTACACCATTTAAGAAAACATTATTTGCAGAATATTATCAAAACTACATAAAAGAAATATTTGACCCACAAAGAAGATTATCTACAATCAAAGCGTTTTTACCTTTATCAATGTTGCTTGAATATACACTTGCAGATAAAATACAGGTGTTTGATGGTTTATATAAAATAAATAAAATCACAACAAACTTTGAAACAAAACAATCTTCATTAGAGTTAATAAATATAAAATCTCAAGCAGGAGAGTTAATAGAAGATACGATTATTGTACCCGATAAATTTGTTCCAAACGCGGTTTGCTTTACTGCCGACCAAACAGATTTATTTGCTGATAATTTTATTATAACTACTGATGCAAGTTGTGATGTAGAAGGTTTAGAAATAAAATCTACAACAGAAATTATTCCTAACGATATAGATGCAGGTAACAAACCTCAAACAGTAGACCATTCTAAACCGATTCCCGTACTACCTGCATTAATTTCTTTATCATCTTACACAGTTACAAATAATGTAAGTACAATATTTTCTGCAACAATAGATAAAACAGGTCTTATAGGTAATATATCTAATTGGGATGAGTATGGGGTATTTTATAGTCCTAATATTGACCTACTTATTTCAGATGATTTTTCAGTATTAAATAGTGAATCATCATTGAGTAAGATAAGCGTACAAAGTACAAAACTAAATCAAAATTTAGCACCTAAATATATATCATTAAAAGTAACAGGTTTAACATCCAATACTAAATACTATTATAAAGCATACATAAAAACTAATGTAAATAGTAATTATAATACAGGAGATGAAACTATTGCAATGAGCGAAGTAGGATTTAGAAAAACAAATGTATGATAGAAAATATATTAAACTTATTAGAGTTTGCAAGAAACGAAAAGTGGAAAGGTAAACATATAGATATTGCTTTAGGCAAAAACAAATACCCCGAATCAATTAAAGAAGCGTACCAACAATTTAGAAAAGAACTATGAGTCAAAAAGTAGTAGTAGATTTAAATGTAAATACAGGTAAATCAAAAGAAGATGTAAAAAAGGTAACAGAACAAACAACTGATTTAAAAGACAGTTTAAGAGATGTAGAAACACAGACTAAAAAAACCAACAAAGTTTTAGGGGGTATTAAAAAGGTTTTATCTGGACTTTTTATTATACAGGGTTTACAAGTTGCGTTTGATTTGTTTAAAGAAACTTTAAATAAGAATCAAAAAGTGGTAGATGCGTTTTCAACCGCTACGGAAGCATTAAGTTTAGCTTTTAATGATTTTTTTAACTATCTTAATTCAAATGTTGGTACTGTTGTTGGTTATTTTAAATCTATTTTTAATGACCCAAAACAAGCTATATTGGATTTCGGTAATGCTATAGTGGATAATCTTATAAACAGATTTATACAATTAGGGGAAACATTAGGTTTAGTTGGAGACGCTATATCTTTATTATTTGAAGGTAGATTTGTGGAAGCGCAATTAAAAATAAAAGAAGCAGCTATAGAATCTATAGATGTTTTTACAGGTGTAGATAATACACTAGAGAAAGTTGCTGATACGGTTAGCAGGGCTACTGATGGAATAATAGAATACACTAAATCTACTATTGATGCAGCAGCAGGTGTTGTTGAATTAAACAAACAAGCAGAAGTTGCTGCGGTTATTAATCAAGGTCTTATTGAAAAGTACGATAGACAAGCAGAGCAACAAAGACAGTTAAGAGATGATGAAACAAAGACGATTTCAGAGCGTATTGAAGCAAATAATAAATTAGGGGAAGTATTAGAAGAACAACAAAAGTTAATGCTTGAAAACGTAGATATTACGATTAGAGCAGCACAAGCAGAATACAATAAAAACCAAAACCAAGAAAACTATATTGCTTTACTAGAAGCACAAAACGAAAGAGAAGCAGTATTAGCACAAATAGAAGGGTTTAGGTCTGAACAAATAATAAATAGAATATCTTTAGAAAAGGAACAAGCTGACCTAAAGAAGGAATTAGACGAACAGGAACTAGAAAGACTAGAAGAAAAGAGAGAAAAGGAGGCTGAAGCAGCGAAGGAAAGAAAACAACAAGTGTATGACACTTTAGATGCTGTAATAGATGCAGCAGGCGCTGAAACTAAAGTAGGGAAAGCGTTATTTATTGCTAAACAAGCTATCAGAATACAAGAGCAAATAGAACAGGCTAAAGCTACATTACAAGAACTCGGATTAATTGCAGCTAAATCAGGCGCAGATGTAGCAGCAGGTGCAGCAAGTACAGCTAAAGTAGGATTTCCACAAAATGTACCTTTATTAATTGCCTTTGCAGGTCAAGCGGCAGGAATTATATCAAGCGTAAAATCAGCAGTAAACGCAGCTAAAGGGTCAGCATCAGCTATGGGCGGTGGAGGTGGTAGTACAGCATCTGCACCACAAGCACCATCATTTAATGTAGTGGGCGCAGCACCTGAAAACCAATTAGCACAAGCAATAGGAGAAAAAGAAGATAAGCCAATTAAAGCGTTTGTAGTTAGTAACGATGTAACAAATGCACAAGCATTAGATAGAAACATTGTAGAAGGTGCTTCGCTAGGTTAATAAATAACAAAATAAACTAATTATTATTGTTTAAATATGGATATAATAGAACTTTTTATAGATGAAACAGATGAAGTATCAGGAATTGAAGCTATTAGCGTAGTAGAAAACCCTGCTATTGAATCAGACTTTATAGCATTAAAGAACCAAGAGTTTAAACTAGCAGAAGTAGACAAAGAAAAGAAGATACTTATGGGCGCTGCTTTAATTCCAAACAAACCTATTTACAGGGTAAGCGGAGAACAAGAATACTATATATATTTTTCTAAAGATACGGTTCGTAAAGCATCGGAATTATTTTTTATAAAGGGTAACCAAAACAACACAACTTTAGAACACCAATTAGAACTTAAAGGACTTACAGCAGTTGAAAGTTGGATAGTAGAATCAGAACAAGATAAAAGTAGAATGTACGATTTAGACGTACCTATTGGGACTTGGATGGTATCTATGAAAGTAAATAACGATGATGTTTGGAAACAAGTTAAAGAAGGTAAGGTAAAAGGATTCTCAATAGAGGGTTATTTTGCTGACAAGTTAGAAAGACCGAACGAACCTAATAATTTATCTGAAATAGAAGATGAATATTTATTAGAAGAATTAAAAGAACTGTTACAGGAAGAAAACTTAGAATCATATTCTGATTATCCTGATAGTGTTTCAAATAATGCTAAACGTGGTATAGAATTAAATAAAAAAGTTGGAAACAAATGCGCTACACAAGTTGGAAAAGTAAGAGCTCAACAGTTAGCAAATAAAGAACCTATTAGTGAAACAACTATAAAAAGAATGTTTAGTTACTTATCAAGAGCAGAGGTGTATTATGATAAGGGTGATACAGAGTCTTGTGGTTATATATCTTATTTGTTATGGGGTGGGAAAAGTGCTAAATCCTGGGCAGAAAGTAAAATAAAAAAATTCGAGGGTATAGCTGATGAGGTTAACTTAGAAGCTCCTTGTTGGGAAGGATATGAAATGTATGGATGGAAAACTAAAAATGGTAAAAAAGTACCTAATTGCATACCTAAAAAATGAGAAAATACAAAGAAAGAAATCCAAGTCCACAAAACAACAAAAGAGCGTGTATGTGCAAAGATGGTAGTTACTCACGAAATTGTTGTGATGGTAGCTTACTAGCACAAGGTATCGGAGATATAGGTTCACACGACCCTACACCATATCAAGGTTACAGAATAGCAGGGTGTGATGATTCACACGAACATAACGTACACTATCACGGAACACTTACAGTAGGAGCAGTATATTACATAGTATTAGAAAACGGTCATACAGGATGCCACACTATACTTGAAGAGAAAAACTCTGAAGGAATACATATAAATACTGCAACCCTATATGATGATTGTGATGCTTGTACAGCGGCAAATTGAAAATATAACAAACTAAAAATTAATTTATTGTAATATTATATGAAAGCAACAGATATGTTAAACAAAGTAAAAGAACTTGTTGGGGTAGAATTATCCGAAGAAGTTAAGTTGGCTCAAGCCACACTAGAAAACGGTACTGTTATAGAAAGTGAATCATTTGAAGCGGGAAGCGAAGTATTCATTATAACAGAAGATGAAAAAGTAGCTTTACCAATCGGAGAGTACAAACTTGAAGATGGAGAAACTTTAGTCGTAGAGGAAGAAGGAATCATTGCATCAGTAGGTGCAGTTGAAGAACCTGCCGAAGAAGAAGAAGTTGAAGCAGCAGAAGAAGAAAAGGAAGAAATGGAATACGCTACCAAAGCTGAACTTTCTGAAATTAAGGCGATGATTGATGAAATCAAAGCAATGATTGAACCTAAAGAAGAAATGAGCGAAGAAGTAGTAGAAAATACTATTAAATCAGAAGAAACAACAACCAAAACGGTTTACGCATCAGAAGAAGAAGAATTATCTGCTGAAACACCAGTAGAGAAAATTACTCACAACCCTGAAGCAGAATCTAAACCAAACTTAAATCTATACGCACAAAAAAGAAATATGACTACTGCGGATAGAGTATTACAAAAAATAGCAAACATTAAAAAATAAATTTAAATTATGGCAACTACAACAAGTATCACAACTACTTATGCAGGAGAATCAGCAGGACAATATATCTCTGCTGCTTTGTTAAGTGGTTCAACTATTGAAAACGGTGGAATTACCGTTAAACCAAACGTAAAGTTTAAAGAAGTAATCAAAAAAGTAGCAACAGATGACATCGTAAAAGATGCAGGATGTGACTTTGACCCAACTTCTACTATCACACTTACAGAAAGAGTTTTACAACCTGAATTTCAGCAAGTAAATTTACAACTATGTAAGAAAGATTTCCAAAATGATTGGGATGCAATTTCTATGGGATATTCTGCATTTGACAGTTTACCTCCTTCATTTTCTGATTTCTTAATCTCTCACGTTGCTTCTAAAGTAGCACAAAGAACTGAAAACAGTATTTGGGAAGGAACAACTGCAACAAACGGACAGTTTGATGGATTGACTACACAAGTAGCTTTAGATGCAGGTTTACCTTCGGGACAAGAAGTAACAGGAGCAACTGTAACAGCAACAAACGTAATTACTGAATTAGGTAAAATCGTAGATGCTATTCCTTCTGCTCTTTACGGAAGCGAAGATTTAAACGTATATGTATCTCAAAATATCGCAAGAGCATACGTTCGTGCTTTAGGTGGATTTGGTGCAGCAGGATTAGGTGCAGCAGGTACAAACGCTATGGGAACTCAATGGTGGAACAACGGAAGTTTAACATTTGATGGTGTAAAACTATTTGTAGCAAACGGATTAGCAGACAATACAGCTATGGCAGCAGAAAAATCTAACTTATTCTTTGGTACAGGTTTACTAGCAGACCACAACGAAGTAAAAGTTATTGATATGGCTGACATTGATGGTTCACAAAATGTAAGAGTTGTAATGAGATTTACAGCAGGTGTACAGTACGGAATCGTAGAAGATATCGTAACATACGGAATTGCAAACGCTGCAAACTAGAAAATAAATAACTAACTTTAAAGGGTGGGTAAGCCGAATTTGTGCCTACCTGCCCTTTTTTAATATAAAATAATTATGGCTTGTGATTTAACTAGAGGTAGAAAAGAACCCTGCAAAGATGTAGTAGGTGGTCTTAAAGCTGTTTATTTTACTGATTTCGGAGATTATGGAACGGTAACACAAACAGACGATGAGATTACTGATATGACAGGAACTTTTACTGCTTTTAAATATGAATTGAAAGGAAATAGTAGCTTTGAACAAGCTATTACTTCTTCACGTGAAAACGGAACGACTTTCTTTGACCAAACTTTAACACTTACTTTGAAAAAGTTAAGTAAAGAAGATAACAAAGAATTAAAACTATTAGCTTATGGTAGACCACACATAGCAGTTGAAGATTATAACGGTAATGTATTTGTTATGGGTCTTGAACACGGTGCGGAAGTAACAGGCGGAACTGTTTCAACTGGTGCTGCAATGGCTGACTTATCAGGATATACTTTAACGCTAAACGCACAAGAAGTAAAACCTGCAAACTTTGTAGACAGTCCAACTACTGCTGACCCATTCGCAGGAATGAGTAGCGCAACTGTAACAGTAACAGAAGGAACAAACTCTTAAACCGAGTTTTATTTTGATAAATTAGGGGGGCTTTATGCCCTCTTTTTTTTGCTTTATAAATAACAAAAAACAAATAATATTATTGTATATATATGATAGTATTAGAAGAAAGTGCATCAGCACAAACAATCAATTTTATACCACGTCAATTTGTAAGCGGAGATAGTTATAATGTAACTATTGTGAATGAAACTACAAACGCAGAGGTTTACAATCAAGATACTACTGCAATAACAGAACACTTATATCACAATCAATATAGTGCGGTGTTTCCAGTAAAGCAGGATATAACATACACAATAACAATAACAGGAACTGAAGTAGTATATAAGGATAAAATCTTTTGTACTAATCAAGCTGATGTTACTTCTTATAGTGTTAACGAAGGTGCATTTATTTTTAATGATACAGATAACGAATTTATTACCGTATAATGGATAATTTACATATACTTAATTTAGCTTCATACAACAGACCTAAAATTAGCGAAGATAAAAATCGTGATTGGGTTAATTATGGAGATGACAATGATTACTATTCTTACTTAATTGACCTTTACACAAACTCAACCACTAATAACGCTATTATAAACGGTGTTAGTAATATGATTTATGGTAAAGGATTAGATGCGTTAGATAGTAGCAGAAAACCAAACGAATACGCTTCTATGCGTTCTATATTTTCTGATAGTTGTTTAAGAAAAATAACACTTGATTTAAAACTATTAGGAGAAGGTTCTATACAGGTATTATACAAAGATGGTAACGTAGTAAAGGGAGAACATTTTCCACGTCAAACACTACGTGCGGAAAAGTGTAACGAAGATGGAGAGATAGAAGCATACTATTACTATCACAATTGGGCAAACCTTAAAAGAAGTGATAAGCCAAAAAGAATAGCAGCATTTGGATTTGGTAACGGTACTGAACCCGAAGTAAAAATCATTAAAAGGTATGTATCGGGTTACGATTATTACTGTCCAGTAGACTATCAGGGTGGTTTAGCGTACGCAGAACTAGAAAGTGAAGTATCTGATTACCTTATTAATGACGTACAGAACGGATTTAGTGGTACAAAGGTAGTTAACTTCAATAATGGAGTACCTGACCAAGAAAAGCAGATACAAGTTAAGAACGATGTAATGCGTAAACTAACTGGTGCAAGAGGCGAAAAAGTAGTAATTGCATTTAACAATAACGCAGAATCAAAAACAACTGTTGACGATATACCATTAAACGATGCACCTCAACACTACGAGTATTTATCTAATGAGTGTTCTAATAAGTTAATTGTAGCACACAGGGTAACAAGTCCTTTACTTTTAGGAATTAGAACAGAAAACAATGGTTTAGGCTCAAATGCAGACGAAATAAAGACCGCTGCGCTACTTTTTGACAACATAACAATAAAACCATACCAAGACTTAATTACCGATGCCATAGACGATATATTAGCGGTTAACGGTATTAGTTTAAAACTTTACTTTAAGACTTTACAACCTTTAGCATTTATAGAAACTGATAATGCTATTACAGATGAAGCACGAGAAGAAGAAACAGGAGTAAAAGACGAACTAACATTATCTAAAGAAGAAAGTTTTGATGATAGTGAAATGTTTGATTTACTTAATGAGTTTGGAGAAGAAGAAGATTTAGAAAATTGGGAATTAGTAGATGAAAGGGAAGTAGATTATGACCAAGAAGAAACGTTAGATAAAATGATTGGTTTAGCTTCTACAGGAACTGCAAGACCAAACGCTAAAAGTGAACAAGATGGGGAAGATGGCGATATGCGTTTTAAAGTACGTTATCAATATGCACCATTAAAAACACAAGCAAATAGTAGAGATTTTTGTAAGAAAATGGTAAATGCTAAAAAGATATACCGTAAAGAAGATATTACACAAATGAGTACTAAAGCGGTAAACGCAGGATGGGGATTAAGTGGAGCAGCTACTTACGATATATGGCTTTATAAAGGCGGTGGTGCTTGTCATCATTTCTGGATGCGTAAAACATATATGGCAAAAGACGTACAACCTGATGCAACTAACCCAAATGCAGAAGTAAGCGTAAACAAAGCAAAAAAAGAAGGTTTTAAACCTGAAACAAACGACAAACGAGTGGCTAAACGACCAAAGGATATGCCTAATCAAGGATTTGTAAATAAATAAGAAATGGCAGAAGCATTATTAATAACTAGAAAAGACGTAGTAAAGTTTACTGCAATGAACGGTAATGTAGATACTGATAAATTTATCCAGTATATAAAGATTGCCCAAGACGTACATATCCAAAATTATGTAGGAACTGAACTTTTAAAAGCTATTCAAACTAAAATCACAGCAAGTACTTTAACAGGGGATTATTTAAGCCTTGTAACGGACTATATAAAGCCTATGTTAATACATTGGGCAATGGTTGAATACTTACCCTTTGCAGCATATACAATCGCTAATAAGGGCGTTTATAAGCATAGTTCAGAAAACTCTGAAAACGTATCAAAAGAAGAGGTGGATTTCTTAATGGAAAAGGAACGTGATATTGCACAATATTATACGGATAGGTTTATATCTTATATGAGTTTTAACGCAAGTTCAAAGTTTCCTGAATACTACACAAATAATAACGAGGATGTATATCCTGATAAGGATGCAAGTTTTGAAGGATGGGTACTGTAAAATATAAACCAAAACAAGAAAACGTAAATAAGTTAAAACAGTACTTAGCTTATATAACAAAAACTAAAAAAAGTAATTGTAATAATATAAATAACATTAAATGAGTTGGGGTTCTATATATTCTGTTTCTTGGTGGGGAAACACAAACGAAGCAAATGGTTGGGGTATTGTTTATCCTTTTGATTCTGATAAATCATATTTTACATCAGATATCACATTAGTAACATCAGATACAACTCAATATAAAGCAGACGCAACAGAATTTTAATATATAAAAATGGCAAAACAAACAATAGGAATAGGTAGTGCAGCAAACGATGGTACAGGAGACCCGTTACGCACAGCATTTGATAAAACTAACGACAACTTTAATGAAATCTATGCAGATGATTTTGTTACAGGAAGTAGGTTAGCAGATGATTCAGTAGATTTTGATAAACTAGGAGCGGAATTTACAACAAGTTCAGCAGTAACAACAGCATTAGATTTTAGTGCTGCACAAGTGTTTACTAAAACTATGTCGGCAGATACTACTTTCACTTACTCAAATGT